AAGAGCTATGCAGTTACCCATAGTAAAAGTCATGAGTTCTTCGTCAAATAAAAGAAGCCGCTCTTCTGAGAGTTTCTTCAATTCTCCCAGCGGAACGGATTCGGTTTTTGCACCCTGTATAACTTTTTCGATACCATAAGGTCCGTTTTCTCTTTCCCAACGCTCGACAAACTCTCTAGCGTTATAAGGGTCAAATCCTAAGCAACGAACGTCATAGTTGGATTCGATTATATGCTCATCGAGATCATCGTACACCTGCATCATGTCTAATACTGTGCCTTCAAGAACGATGAGACTTCCTTCTTTCATGAAATCCTCATACTTCAACCTCATGGCTGATGGTAATTTCATAAGTGTATTTGATGTAATGTAGTTTCTAGTCTTTATTCCGAACGATCCGTCACGCAATGGGAAAAGGAACGTGAATGCACAGAAGTCATCTCCTTGTGAAAGGTCTGCTCCTAACGCACAAGCCATATTCCAATAATTTCGCTTGCGATGAGGGAGGGTTTCTTCATAAGTGAAGTAATATGTAAAACCTTCAACTGGAAGGCCGAAACGTTTTGCTAGAACATCGTTTCTGGTTGCTGGTGCTTTCTCAGCTCTATCTACATCCTGCTGGTAAGCTTCGTATTGCACTGTCAAACCGAGATTAGGGTTAGCCTTTCTCCACGTGTCTGGGTCGGCTACCTCGTCAACAGAATCGAGTTTATACCACCATATAGATACGTTGGGAGCAGGGTATTCACCCTTGAGAATGTCTCTCAACTCCATTTTGATTGTATCGCCAGGTCCATTACGCACTGTACCTTCGGAACTAATTGCTAGAATGAGATAGTCGTCGTTTTTAGAAGCGCCCTGTAATGCAGCACCAACTACGTCCTCTCTGATGTCTCCGGACAACCATTCGTCGATTGATACTATTCTATCTCTTCGACCCTGATACTTATCGATGGACATAGGAACTATTTCCAACAATGAGTTGGTCAAGAAATTCTGAATACCCTTCTTGGTTGATGCGAGTTTTAGTCTTTCAGCTTTAGAACCAGTAGTGTTCTGTAATGAGCCGTCGGTCAAGAACCTGAATAGTGGTCCTCTTGCACGAGCTATTGACGTTCTGATTGGAGAAAGAACCTCGTCAGCCTGTCTTATGGTTGGAGCACAAGTGGACTGCTGTGTAGTTGAAGTGTCGACATTGAGGAAATAGCTATGCATACACGAAGCATACATTGACTTAGCTGCTCCTCGTCCAACGATCAGATACTGTCTATTGGTCAGACGTTTTTTGATCCTTTTACGAACATAACGTCCACCGTGTCCATCTGGTGATGGTACGTAAACACTTCTATCTTCAAAGTAAAACCAGCTAAGCACCTGTTCAGCCCATAATTTGAAAGTGTCTAGTAACCGGAGATCTTCTCCGTCAGTTAGAGTAAGCTCACTCTCACAGTATTCTATGAAACCTTCAATTGCTTGGTCATCATACCAGATGCCAGGGTTTGCTATAAGGTCGTCGATACGGTACATCTCCATCTCGATTTCCTTACATATTGGGATTTCGCCTCGCATTACGGCATCACGAAACATACCGTAATATTTAGGTGTTGCTGTGTTCGATAATGCCATATTTAATCACCTTTATTTATCGTCTCTTGGAGCTGGAAGCATCGGAGTTGAGGCCGCGGGTAATGCTAGTATTCTATTAACAGCGTCTCTTCCTCGTGATACGTTGGAAGTAGTTACGACAGCTGTTGACGAAACGTTGTTATATGCTGATCTACCGCTATCTGATATATCTCGGAAATCATCGGTGTATATGTAATCACTATCATATTCTTCCACCTTAAGATTCTTAGCGAATTTTTTCATACGCCTCTCAGCTTTACGATGCTCGTCCGCTTCTTCTCTTTCACGCTTTTTAGCCGCTTTCTCTTCTTCCCTACGGCGTTTTTCAGCGGCCTTCTCTTCTTCCCTACGTTTTTTTTCGGCCTCTCTATGGATCTCTTCCCTAGTCTTCTTAGGCTCTTCTTTCTTAGGTTCTTCTTTCTTAGGTTTTTCTTTCTTAGGTTCTTCTTTCTTAGGCTCTTCTTTCTTAGGTTCTTCTTTCTTAGGCTTTCCTATTTTCTTATCTTCAGAATCAGTCTTAAAATATTTACCATCGATTGTTGGCATCTGTTTCTTATTAAAAGTATTATTGATCTTAGCAACTGTATTCCAAGCGCTAAGACCCTTTTCAACACCGCCACGTATGGTATCGACATCATCCATAACTTTCTTGAATTTATCGATACCTCTAGTTCTCTGAGATGCTGAAATCTGATTAAGCTCGTTTTCTATTCGAATTCTTTGTACAGCATCATTGAGCTCTTTATTAGTAAGCTGACCTTGATACTTCATTACCTCTTCAGCTGTTCCACTTCTAAGGATTCTTGCTTTTCTTTCTTCAGGAGTTTCGGGCGTTTTGTCGGAATCTTCGTCTTTATCTCTATATCGCTTCTTACCTTCAGGTGTAAGAGAGCCATCTTTGTTCTGGAAACGTCTGATTCCCCATTTCTGGTCTTTTATACCCCAGTGGGCTAATGCGTTATTTTCCATTTTGAATTTTCACCTCCTGTGAGTGTCGTTAAGTATTTTTATCGTAAGATTCATTCGTCTTGTCATTACACAGACACCATTCGAGCTCATTTATTTGAGACTTTATGGATTCGAGAACGAATGAACTTGTAGGAGGGTCAAAGACTAACTTAACTTTGAAGTATATGAAGTCTTTAACAGCCTGCATGTCATCCATATTACCGAACACACTTTCCCAAGTGTCGGATGCGTCTTCTATATGTGCTCGTGTCTCGGGACCGACGCCAAGCTGATGTAGTCGGAATAATGCGGTGTTTATGTGTGCAATAATTTCAGTATCGAAATGTGTGTTTTGTGCGGTTAAACCGCCAAGCATTTGCTTAATTGTTGTAAGTATTGAATCCATCTAACATCACCTCCTGCTATCGTCTCCAAGGACAAGTATCATTTCTAGTTCGCACTATAGGTCCTGTGAATAGTATGCTGTCATCACCATAGTGAATGGCATCGTGTGTTCTTTTACATACACATATTAAATATTCAGGATCTAAAAGGAACTTACTTCTTTCAAGAATGTCAATCTTACTTATAGGATTCATATGATGTATTAATATTTTGTCATGGATCTCGCGATCATCCATGCCTAAGTCGCAACCATTATCTCTAATGATTACTTTACGTCGAATAGCTTTCCATTCTTCGGACGTATAAAACATTTGATTAATATATCGGTCGAATCCGAATGTTTCCTCCCCTACTCTACCTCCAAGGCGTAAATATCGGTATCGTTCTTCGAATGTTGGTAAAAGGATTAACTCTGAATACGTTTTAATACTCGTCATATTCATCATCCTCTTCATACTCTTCGTCAGCGTGTCCGCCATATCGTTTCATAGCTGCAATCGCATCTTTGAACAATTTCTCTTGGTTTTCCTGAGACCTTATCTGACTGGTCTTAGCTTTCAACATTTCGTTTTGCTCTCTTAAGTTCTCTAGTTCGAGTCTAGCCTTGCTACTTCCTAGTTTTAAGAAGTGAGTTGTCTCCTGTGATGTAGCCGTACCGTCAAGTAGACGCTGTTTTACCAGGTCCATAGCCAAAGCTATCATCTGATTCTCGTCAGATTCGGGTGTAAGCGCAGGTCGTAACTTTCTAGTCGAACCAGAGGTATTAGTTTTGCTGACCCTCGCCATTCTTACTGCCTCCTCTTGTTATAGTTTTGTTACTGTTTTCACACACTTTTACCATACTTTGAAAAAGCACTTAAAGAGGCTTACGAAGCTCGGTCCATTTATCACTTGAAAGGAGAGGAAAATGACAGTTGTATCGAGAGAAAGGAGGTTTAATAATCGAAACCGGCCTCATAAGCTTTTCTAAATGCTTTTTCAAAAAGTCCCCCCGGAGAAATATCAAGGAGGCGCGCGATTTGGGTAGGGGGTGTGATATTTTC